CACAGCTTGTAATACTTTTTCTACTTCTTTACCTACTGCAACAGGATCAGTTAAAGGTGGTGCTGTAACTTCTATATTATTATTTACAACAGTTTGCCCACCCCTAGCTTGTGCCATTTGTGCATAGCTGTCTGCTAATGCTCTAGTTGTTGTATCAGGTTGCATTGATGGACTTGTTGCACCTGCAAATGGATCATAATTATTTGCAGTACTAACACCTGCCATTAAACCTGCCTGTTCTCTTGCTTGGTCTAAAGCATCAAGGTTTACACCACCATCGCCTTTTGTAAAATCTACTTCGTTCAATAAACCTAATTGAGGAACATTTACATCAATTCCAATCTTTTTGAAAAATCCTTGAATTTTACTAGCAAAATTATTAAGCGAACTTAAAAAATTATTTATCTTAGTAATAATTTTGTTAATAACTTCCTCAAATACTTCAGGTAGTTTTCTAAATGCAGGTATAACAGTTTCAAGCACAAAATCACTTAGTTTTAAGAAAACAGGCGATAATTTTTCAAGAATAAAAGTAAAGACAGCAAGTAATGGTGGTAACAATGCACCAAACAATTTTCCTAATGCACTTAAAAATGGGGAAAGAGCTTTAATTGCGTTTGTTAAACTTGGATTTAAACTTTTAACCATATCCATAAGAACAGGTAACATTTCATCAGCAACAGGTAATAATTCTTCGCCTAATGTAACTTTTAAGTCTTTTAACTCTGCTTGTGCTTTCCTAGATTTGTTTGCAAAGCTGTCCTGCGTTCTATTTAAGTCGCCCTGCTGTACTGTTGTTTTTTTAAGTAATAATTGATAAGTTGCTAATGCTTTTTCTTGTTTAGTTAATTCTTTGGCAGAGCTTTTACCTGTCATTTCAAATGCTTTGGTTTGTACTTCTGCCTCGTTTATTGCAATACCATAAGTTTTAAGACTTTCTCTTTCGCCAAGTAGTGATTTAGTCATTGCATCTAATACTGCTTTTGCACCACCTTGTGCGTTTGAGAATGAGGCAACATCCCCTGCAAGAGTTGCTAATTTCATTGATAGATCAGCAGATGCCTCTGTTGTGAAATCAATACCTTGCATAACAGCACCTGATGTACCAAGTAACTGCTGTAATTCGTGTTCGGCAAAACCTGCCTTGTGTGCAAATTCCTCTACAAATGCACTTGCTTGTGGTAAAGCATTTCCAAATGTTTCCTCAAACATTGCCTGTGCCTCGTTTGCATCACTTGCAAGTTCAACCATTTGTTTGCCAAGTGTACCTGCAACTGCTGTCATCCCTGCAAAGGCAACCCCTACACCTTTACCTATTGATTTTGCAACACTACCAAATTTCTTTAAACGCTTTTGACCTTTAGTTATACTATTAACAAATTGTTTAGTATCGCCTAAAATACTTATCTTAAACTTTTCTGCACCTGCCATTATTTTTTCTTTCTTTTTTTGAAACTATCAACTAATTGCTTATGTAGTAATTCCCCATGAATTTCAACTACTTTTTCTCTCATATCTTCTACTGCTTTTTGTATTGCATAACCTTTTTTGCCATAAGTAGACCAATTCGGATTATCCCCTGCTTTATATTGGTTACCTAGCCATTTCTTACCTACTCGCCTTTTCATTGCTTGTTGTGGAATATTAAATACTTCGCCAACTTTTTTTGCATTTGGTGGATATGGTATATGCCATTTTTGGGCACCATAGTTAGCTAAGTTCAAGGTTGGGTGTCTTGGGTTATAATTTTTCTTCCATGAAATAGTTGCACTTGTTCTTGTTGCTTGTGAGCCAACGCCTTTAGAGCTTTTACGAGCTAAAGGTACATTCTCTCTTGATACATTTTTTCTTGCCTTATCTCTAACAACAGTTGCAGTTTCCCTGTTTGCTCTAGTCATAGCATTTTGCATATCTTTATCTGCATACATTTTTAATAACCTCTGTAAATCTTTTAATTCAGAGGCATCAATTTGAAAATCTTTTTCAACAAATCCTTTAGCCATTAACTACTACTTTCATATCGCTGTTCTAACGCATCTACTACTGCATCAAACATAGGTAATTCAAGTTGCATAATCTCATTAGGCGAAACGCCTAATGCAACTGATACCTGTGCAACTAATCTTACGAAACTGCTTGTGCTTTTGGGTTATCACTTGATCCTGATGTTAAATCTAAATCTTCAACAAGTGCAATCCATTGTTCGTAATTTTCAGTTATACCATTTGCTCTTTTTGCTGATAGCCATGCAAGATATAACAACCACTCATACCTTTGTTCCTGCTGTAAAGCTGAAACAGGCACATCAAACTTTCTTTCAAAGTCAATGATGTCTTTAGGGGTTATCTTTACTTCTACTTTCGTACCATCCAACATGGTTACTGTCATGTTACCCACGATTAACTTGTGGCTCTTGTTACAGCACCACTTGTTGGGAAAGTCATAGATACTGTTGCTAAATCGCCAACTGCGTTTGCTAGTGGCATATATTCTGTAATCAAAACATTTCCTGAATAACTAGGATTTGTTGATGATACAGAGCCACTTGTTGGTTTAACAACGAATGCTACTACTGTTCCTATAATGCCATTAAATGTGGCATCAATCTCTGATGATGCAAAGTCTTGGTTAAATTCCACAGTAAGTGATCCATCTTTTAAACCACCTGCTCTAGTTCTATAACCTGTTGCAGACATTGCTGTTGTGTCTAATTCTTCTGCTGTTAAGGACAATGAAACTTGCCTAACATGATCTGACAGATCAACAGAATTAATAGTTACACTTGCATCTGTAAATGCAAAAACTGCCATAATATTATTCCTTTTTTCGCTTAGGTTAATTAGACCCTATACGAAAGAAGTTTAAATATTCTTGTTATAGGTTATTTTTTTCCCAACAACCATCAATACTGTTTGAACACAAACCTGATGCTGTTATATGTGCGTACTTGCCTGTCGGTTTTCCATCACTATCAAATGCAAACCAAGAGTATAAAATTTCTTTCCCACATTTAACACAACTACTTTCGTAGTAGGCATCTTCTTCTTTTATTATTCCTAAGTCAATCGCTCTCTGGCTTATTGGTATTCTCACTTGGTTAGTCCTTTCCTATCCATTTTCTTTTATTACCTCATTATACAAATTGGCATTTTGGCAAAACCTAAATAAGAGCTGTTTAGAGCTAATTTACAAAATTAGAGATTGAGTTTGTGGGCTTAAAAAAATATCGGCACGAAATTTGACAAGCAAACATAGGGTTTTTCAGAGATAAAAAATTAAAAATTTGGTTAAAAAAGAACTATGCGATGCCGATTGACACGATTGCTTTGAACACAGGACTTGTTCCTGATAGTGTCCAATTCACTCGCCAATAGTCATCTGTGATTGCACCTGATGCTGTTTTGTATTCAGAAGTAATAGTTGTTGCTGATGTCATTGTTATTCTATCGGTTGCACTTGTAAAACTAGAATTGTCATCGGATTGTATCTTAGCTGTAAGTGTTGGGGTTGAAGTACCTGCAACAGACCATACATGAAGTGAGGCATATACTTTTTGAGCAGAAGTTACTGCACCTAACTGCCTACCTGTTGTATTTCCATTAGCAGTAATAGTTGCACTATCATCATTCATTTGGGTTGCCTTTACAGGTTGGTCTGCTGATTGACTAGCTGAAATATTAAATGGGGTTAATTCCCCAACTGCACCAAGCAATGTATATTCAAACTGTCTAGCTTTAAAGAAATAAGAAGTATTACCTGCACCACTATCTGCCATAACTGTAACGATGTGTTCTGATCCTGTTGATGCACCTAGTAAAGCATCAGGTTTGTTAGCACCTGCCTCAAAATAACCATTAGCAGTAAATTGAGCATCTTTAAGTCCACCTGCCCTTGATCTGTACCCACCTGAATTAATTGTTGTTGTATCAAGTTCTTCACTTGTTAAATTCAAGTTCATACCTACAATATGGTCGGATAAGTCATATCCACCTATGTAACATCTACCATCTGTTAAAGCAAATATCGCCATTTATTCCTCAAATGCCTCGTTCTTCTCTGTCTTTGGATCATCAGCTATGTAATGCCCTTTATCATTTCTAGCTCGTTTTCTTCCTTTGTATTCTTTAATGTGTCCACCATTAGTTAAAGTTTCAATTAATTTGTCATCATGTATTTCTACAATGTCGCCTTTATCAGCACCCATTATCTTATGATTTCCAATTATTTCAAATTTCATCTATGCACTTCCTTTTGTGTAAACCTGTACCTGCATTGTTGCACCAAGACAATCAACACCATTGACAGACATATTCTCTGTACTACTTACATTAACGCACCTTGCATTAGTATCGCTAAGTCCTAGAGTTGGCGAAT